TCCGGTTATGGCCGTCAGCAATGTCGTACAGATCGCTGCCCGGCACCCTGACCAGTACGACGGGGTCAAGGCTCTCGCCCCGCTGAATTATGTCCTCGAAATGATGGAGGCGATCAGTTTCGGCCGTCGCCGTCCACTCATTCCGGTGCGAGAAATCAATAGCTGACAGCGCCACATACGACGGGCCGCTCCAGTCGCCCTGCTCGACCCAGGTGAGGGCATTGTCAGGGAAGCTCCCCTCAAGCTGCTTGTAGACGCGTGCGCCCGTGCCGGTCAGGGCACGACGCGCGGTCCCGTTGGCTGACTGCCCCGCCGGAAGCTGACCCTGCCCGGACGGGTGCAGCTGCACCGAGGTCAGGCCCGTGTGCTTCAGCAGCGTGATGTCGTTCTGGGCGACGGCAGCGACAACAGACTTCGGGTCGAAGCCCTGCATGATCAGCGAGGAGATGGATGCCGAGTTCTGAGCCAGGATCGCGGCGATGTCAGTGGCGTCGTCCCGCATGAACGGCACCCTGGTGTCGAACCACAGGTTCGCGTGCCTGTCAGGCGGCGGACAGATCGTCTCCAGCGCCGCAGCGGCGCTGATCCACAAGTGATACATGGTCCCGTCCGAGAACCTGCGCCTGGCGGACTGGAAGTTGCCCGCGTTCAGTGCCGAGCCCTGGAGACCTTCACTGAAGCCCACCCAGGACGACGGCACGCCGGCGGCTGCCGCCAGCCTGCTCTCGCCGTGACCCTGAGTGACAGCGAAGTCCAGCTGCTGGAAATCCTTGCCGATCGTGACCGGGTCAGCACCGCCGCCCAGGTACAGCGTCTTGTAGGCATTGAACGCGCCCCTGTGCTCGTTTTCCATCAGCTTCTTGAAGCCCATGACCGCTTCGATATCCAGCGACGGGTCGAACTTGATAGCAAGGTTCGGCGTGGCAGCGTTCTCGAAAAACCGGGCCTTATGCTCGACGGCCAGGGAGTCAGCCTGGATTTCCCGGATGCAGGGCGTTATCCAGCTCATGCCGAGGAACTGGAAGTTCGGGTCGGGGAACGGGGCGTAATGCGCCACTTCCTCCGGCAGGAAAAACGACGGCTTGCCCGAGCGCGGGAAGTACGCATAGCCGGCGACCTCCACGTCAGGTGCGTCAGCGGGCGTCGGGGCGTCAAGCTGCGAGCCCAGGCAGATGGTCACCAGGTCAGGCCGGAGGCGGGCTAGCCTGCCTGGCCGGGCGTTAACGATGTAGGCGTTACCGGACAGGCAGTTGTCGAGCTCCATCTTCGCCAGCAGCTGAGCGGTACTGCCGCCCGGCCAGGGCTTCTCCAGGATCGTCAGGCTGTCATCGCCGAACAGCGGCCCTGGCTGCGCACCGTTCCCGACGAACCGTGCGAACTGGAACTTGATCTGGGCGAACGCCTGAATCCGTGCCGCAGTGAGCGCCCACGTAGCTGCGTTGCCCTGGTGAGCACCGACCGCGGAGCCGACGATGCGCTCGCGGTCGACGCTGCCCATCGTGGTCTGGAGCAGCGGGTAGGTGATACCGCCGAACTGAAAGAACTGGGCGTAAGCGTCAACCGAGAGAGAAATGTCCCGCGACTGACTACGGGCCAGCCGGTCGTTGATCCGGTCGACGAGCCCCACGGGCTACCCCCTGGCCGCTGCAGCACGGGCGGCAGCACGAAGCATGCGGGCCTTGCCCCACGGTGTGTCCCTGAAGCCCTCACTGAAGCCCTCAGCGCAGGCTGCGGTCACCCAGACTGCCGCGAACCAGCTGTAACCCAGGACCTTGGCGATCAGCCAGAAGATTGCCCAGAAGAAGAAGGCGATGACCTTGACCGCGACGACACCGGGCCTGGCCTGCCGTGCCCTCGCAGTTATGCGGTCGGTGTCTACGCGATCGAGGACTGTCATGCCGTCAGGCTAGCAGCCAGGCGGCATGATTCCGATGTATCAGGCGCTCCCGGGAGACGAAGCCTTCCCGCCGACCCCGTGCGGAGCGGTGTCGCCGCCCTTGTTCTGGATCGCCGGGTAGGAGCTCGTGTCACCAGGAGTCGGGGCGGGCGGGGACACGCCGTCGGGCTGACTGGACGTCGATACGCCGCTGTACTTCACCTGGTCGTACGGCGCCAGGGTGGCGGGCGCTACGTCATCGCCGGCCGCAATGCCCGTGTGCTTGACCGCCTCGTAAGTCGGCTTGACCTTAGCCATCGCTGGCTCCCTTCGCTCAGCAGCACTCTACAGCCACTAGGTGCCTATTCCTCAACGAGGAAGAAGGGCTTCGGCTTCCTGCGCCGACCGTAGGTGTCCAGACCAGCCTTCGCCAGCGTCACCGCGACCAGCGGGGTGATGTCCTGCCCAGCCTCGCTGTCCCAGCCCCACGCGTGGGCGATGTTGCGGGACCTGCCATTCTCGGCGGCCAGGTTCAGCACCGACTGGTCAGGGTGCCGGAGACGGTCGTTGGCGACGTCGTTGACGAACGCTCCGCACGCCTGGGCGTAATCCCGCGAAGACACCGGGAGCATCAGCCGCTCGCCGGGCATCAGCTTCGGCGGGCCCTTGTCATCCTTGGCCTTAGTTACGAAGCCCGCGTTGCGCAGCTCCTTCTCGAACGCGCCCGCCGGGCTGGCAGGGTCGAACACGACCACGTACGGCTTGGTCCTGTCCGCGATACCCAGGAGCCTGTCCATCAGCCAGCCCGTGCCAGGCATGTGCTCGACCAGTTCGACGTGAGTGAGCGTCGGGTCGGGGCTTTCCAGGTCCTCGGTGCCGGCGACCCAGCCAGCGATCGCGATGGCAGCCATCGAGGAATCGGGTGCTACGTCGAAGGCCAGTGAGACGAAGAAGTCGCGGTCAGGCGTCGACTCCTTGTCAGCGCGGGCGATCCAGTCGGTGATCGACATGGGCCGGCCGCCTTCCAGCGGGTCGTCCCACCAGCCCATGCGCTCGCGGCAGAACTCGTCCACCGGCATGGCCCTCCGTTCCGCGGTGACATATTCCACGGTCATGCGGTGCCCGATGGTGGGGTTCGCCATCAGCCAGTATTTCGGCTTGTCGCAGCCGCAGCCGAGAGCGTTCTTCGCGTGGGTGCAGCCCTTCCCGGCGTCGCAGGCCAGCTCGGGGTCAGGCGCGCACCATTCGAGGTAGGCCAGCTTCGGGTCAGCAAGCTCCAGCAGCGCGGCGCTGACCGGGTCCGTATCCGCCAGGTGATCAAGCCTGGCCTGCTTCACCAGGGCTGCGGCCCGTCCCCGGTCGCGGAGGTCCCGCAGCACATCAGAGTCAGCCATCCCAGCGGCCGAGCCGTAGATCACCTGCGGGTCAGGCTGCGCCGACAGAGTAGGCAGCAAGGCCCCCATGTGCATAGCCCGCAGGGCGTATGCCTCGTCGAGGATCACCTTCCGTGCTGACAGGCCACGACCGCCGCCCTTGGTCCTGGTCTTGAACGTGAGCCTCGCGCCGGTCTTCGTCTCGACGCCTTCCTCGCCGTGGTTGCGGACGATGCGCTTGACCTGGCGGCGCAGGAAATCCACGCCCGTCACGAGCTGCTCCATATCCTTGAACAATTCCATTGCCGTTGTGAATTCGTGTGCCGAATAAACAACGAGCCGTTCATCGAACAGAAACAGCCAGCCAAGGCACGCCTGCTTAAAAAGCCCGCTTTTCATATTCTGGCGACCAACGATTGTCGCCAGCTCGAACGCCGAGGACAGGCCATCCTTGCGGCGACCGAACAGAAGGTTCAGGGCGAGCTGCTGCTGGTCGTCGGGCGGGAAGTACGCCTGCGAGCAGAGGTCAGCAACATCGGGCCCGTAGGTCTTGATGTACTCCGGGGCATGGAGCCACGTGGGCTGGACGAGTGTCATATCAGTTGCCGCCCCACGAACTCGGTGTAGGCGGGAGGGATGGCCTGGCTCAGCTCGTCGATGGTCATCCACTCGATGCCCATCGCCTTCCGCCAGTCAGCGATGCTGCCGTTCCGGATGCCGTCGCGACGGCTGATGCCGCCTGACTGGCCTGTCACGGTGTAAAACGTCCCGTCGCCGACCTTGCCCTGGTGGGCGCGGTGCGGTGCAGGCCGCAGCTTAACGTTGCTCTCGAAGTAGCGGTGACGGAACACGCCGAGACCGAACGTTTCGCCGCAGAGCATGACGGGCCGCAGTAGCCGGTCGCGGGCCTGCTCGATGTTCTCGATGACGTACGGGACCCCGGCCGGGAGGCTTCTGCGTACCGGCCGGATGAGGTCCTGGTGCAGGTGCCTGGTGCGGGCCTGGCCGGCACCCTTGCTATACACCTGGCAGGGAGGGCTGGCGTGGATCACGTCGAAATGCCCCCAGACCCCGTCTGCTACGCACTGAAGCGCCTCCAGGGCATCTGCCCGCACGAACGTGAACGGATACCGCGGCTGCGGCTTGATGTCCACGCCGACGACCTCGAACCCGGCCCTGTGGTAGCCCATCGCCGCACCGCCGGCTCCGCAGAACAGGTCCAGCAGTCTCACGGCTTACCCTGGCGCCTGG